TTGACAAAATTACGAATGTTGTTTGCGTGATAAAAATACTCAGCAGTTCCGGTCTGAAACGTGTAGGCAGGATTTGTAAACTTTTGAAAATAATTTTGACCTGTTTGATCTGCAATTTGATTTATTGTGTCAGTCCACCAATTGCGCTCATAAAGCCTTGAGTTAAGCGGGGCCAATGCGCGTCCTTGTTTAAACCCTGCCGCAATATTTTCTGCGATTGTTGAGCTTGGTTTGTCCATTTGAGGCACAAATGACATTGCGCTTACATCAGGTTTTTCTGGAAAATTTAGCAAACTCATTGCTCATCCTCCAAAGCATTATTTGGCGGTTTGTTTCTATTTCTTCGTCTTTCAAGCGCTTCTTGCAGATCTTCTGTTTGTTCTTGTTTGAGTTGATCAAGCGCGCGCTGTCTTTCAGGAGTCATATCGGGAATGGTAAGGCCAGCGTCCAATGATTTTTGGTCGCGTTCAGCTTGTTTAACTTTTTGTTCTTCTTCGTCAATAGCATCAATTTTCAATGAAACGTCAGTGTAAGAAAAGCTTATTGGCCCGTCTTTATTGGTTACAACCCTGCTTGTTTCTGGTGAAAAAAAATCATCAAAAACATAAAGATTGTAAATATATTCTTGATCGGGCGTTTGACCGACCACGGCAATATGATGATCATCTGCCAAAACAGAACTTAAAAGTTGTTGATCGCTGTCAAAAACATTTGGCAATGCTTCAATTACAGTTTTTAACATATCATTATCTACGCCTGGGGGCCGTAAAACATATCTTTCATCATATGTTCCTACACCGCCCGTACCGTCCTGAAGCGTTTGACCAATTCCACCCATTGCCTCAAAAAACAAATTTTCTAAAATATTGTCTTTTTCAAAAAACTCTGGATTTGTTGCATTGTTAAGGGTTGCTAAAGCGCGCACCGCTCTGGTTATTGTGGGTTGAAGTGTTTGTCGTTGCGTGTTTGGCAATCCCGCAAAAGCTTGAAACATAATATTTGCAAAATTTTCTTCGGTTTGTGTTTCTATATTTGAAATTGTAAGCTGGGGTTCATATTGCATCCCATTAACAATTCTATTCATTAAAGGTGCGTTCACCCCAATTGTTTGCGATAACCCACCAAGATAGGCAAACATATCAGCATCATCGCTTATCTGTTCATAAAAGGCTGTAGCTCTTTTGCCAAATGCCTCGTTTATGTTGCCAATCAAAGCCAATTGATCCATGCCAGGCATTTTATCCAAGCCAATAACAAGCTCATTTTGTTCTGCTTGGGTGATGAATTTTAATTTTTGTTTGCCATAGAGCTGTTGTACATTAAGCGCGGCTGGCAATCTTTGTTTAAGCTGTTTGTTTAAAACCTCTGGATTTGTTCCAGTTAAAGAAAAATCTATTGGGGTTAGAGGTTGCGCACCGGTGCGATCTGCCCATTCAAGCGGTCTCTTTTCAATTGCATCGGCTTGCACTTTTTGACGTTTTTCAAGAAACGATAAAACATCGCGTTTTAATTGTGTGTCTTGGCCCTCGGTTCTTTTTTTTGCAATATATGTTTGTAATTCTCTTGGGTTTAGATTTTGAATTTCTCCACTTTCCGCAATGATTTCATTCATCAATTCAATGCTATCATTGATTTCTGTTTGATCTGCTTGCGATACAAAGCCTGGATTTAATTCTGCTTGGCTTAAAAATTTAAGTGTCAGCTCATTTACTTCATTGATTTCATCATCTGAAAGCATTGAGCCATTTTGCAAATTATCTAATGCATTCGATACACTGCCTTCTGCTTCAGTTTGTAAGGTTTTTAAAACTGATCTGGCAGTTGAAACATTATTGCCTTGAATTTGCTGGGATAGGTTGATTGCGCGCCGCCTAAGTTCAATGCGGTCTTTGGCTGTTAAATCCTTAAATGTACTTTCCGTTTCTAATGATTGAACCAACTGATTTGCTGCATTTAAATCAGCGTTATAATCGATATTATTAATGCGCCCTTCAACATCCAAAACATCCATCATACGCTTGACTGATCTTAATTTTACATCTGCCTCGCGTTGAGTGCGTAACCCTAGATTAACCGATTGATCCAACTCATTTTTAATGGTATTCAAAGCATCTTCTTTGCCACCCCCTATCCCTGACAAACCATCGTTTAAAGCAAGGTTCATTTTTTCATCGCTTGCGGCAAGTGCCTCATCAATTTGACGCGCGCGCGCATTTGTTAATATTGGGCCTCTTGCTTGGAGGACATAAGCATCTGCAAATTTTTCAAAGTTTTTACGAACAACGCTATCTGTAAGTTTATTTGCAATTGCCTTTGCTTCATTCATGGCTCGATTTTCAAATGAGCCGCTTAATAAATCTCCAGGTTTTTCGGTGAGTGTTTCTAATCTTTCGTTTTGTATAAATTCTTTAAATTGATTTGATGCAGTGTCCGTTTCATTTTTTCGTTGCACAGTTAATAAGTTGCGATAGAGTTGCTGCCCTTGCTGCGCTAATTCTTGACCAAACCCTGCAAGCGCGCGGCTATCAGCTGACAAGCCGCTTGGACTTGCCTGGGCAGATAGCATCTGCGCACCGCCCCTTTCTGAGCGGCGGGTTTGAGATCTATATTCTGGAACCCTCATTATCTCCCCGCAAATTGTTGGGTTTGTAAATATGAGCTGCCAGCACTTAATAAGCTTTGTCCAGCGCCTGCAAAGCCAGCAGTTTGAGCGCGCCGCCCATACATGCGCTGCAAGTTTCCAGACATTCTTTGCTCAAGCGCGGATTCTTCCAAAGCTTGCTCACCTAATGCGGCATTATATCTGCGCGCGCTGACCTCTTGTTCAGCTTCGGCAGCTGATGCCAAGGCTACTTTTAAAGGCGTTCCATCGCTTGCAACCCATCCATTATATCTAAAGGCTTGGGCCTGGGCGTCTGAAAATTTTTTAAAATCCTTTCTGAATTGTACAATTTGCACCTCTTCGCGCAATCGTAATTGTTCGGCTTGTTGCTCAGCGACCAATGCATTACGATCTGCCACTTGCGCATTATAATCATGCGCGGCCTTTGCGTCCTGACCGGCCTGAATTTGACCGGCAACAGAAACAACAGTTCCAACAGCAGCTATTGCTGGCGCTGCTGTTGACGCTGCTAAAAGGATTTTTTCAATCATTGAATTTAGCTACCCTTATGAAATCTTCACCGTTCTGACCGTATTTTTTCATCAAACCCTCTTCTTTAAACCCCATAAATTTTGCAAAGCGCAAAGCCTCTGGCCAGTTAGCGCGGCAGGCGGCTTGTACCCGCCAGAGTCCATGCCGTTTGATTGTATCTTCAAATATTCCGCTGCGCGTTAAGCGAATAAATGCTTTGCTTTTTTCATGAATGCGCGCCGATCCAACGAACCAGGCTTCGCCAACACCGGCCCACATTTCTGTTATTCCAACACATGCAACCAGATGGCCATGATCGAGCACAGTGAACGACCAATCTGGCAATTCCAGGCTTTGTGCGTATCTGCGCGCAAAGATGTGCTTGTCTGTGCCTTGGCTTAAATCACCATCGATCAGATCTTCTAGGTGCTCTTTTCGATAAGGAACAACATTCATTCATCAAAGGTTATCAGGCGTGGAAACAAGCCAATCACGGTCATGGGCAATGGCTGATCCTGTTGTATCACAATATGTCCATCTGTTTCGTAACCACCCCGAAATTCTATGTCTTTGTCGCCATCAAAAAGATCGAGCGCCTGGCCCATTTGATCTGACGCTGATCTAAAAAAGATTTGATCGAGCTCACTTTCTGATGTGCCTATTTTTGCACCCACGGTGCGAAAGAAACGCGCGGTCATATCATGTATGCGTTTGATTTTACCTTGCGCCGTGCCTTGCGCACCACCCGCATCAATTCGCATTGTTTGCAAGGTACTTGTATATGGCAGTCCGACATGCGCTTTGGTAACAGATACATCCAGGCTAATTGCGCCAGAGCTGACGGTTTTATTTGCGTGGGCTGCGCCATTTGCATTAATCGCCACGGTTTGACCTTCAAGATGCGTAAGCCCAGATATTGTATTGGCTGAGCTTCCAGAATATGTCAGGCCGCTATCAACGAAAAACGCATCCGCGGAGGCTGTGCCAAAGTCATATGCACTGAGATATTCAACATATCTTTTTGTGCCAGAATTTATCGTGCGCTCAACAACCATATACAGATCATCTTCATTCAGATCGCCAGCTATACAAGCGACCGATTCAACCGATCCGTAAGATCCGTTTGATGATGTGCCGCCAAGAAGATGGCTGTGCCATGCAATCACGCCCTCTTCTCTTCGATAGGTAAGCCCAACTAATTTTCCATCATTTAGACAGGCCCAGAGAATATTGTCTGGCTCTTGCTGATAGGCCAGCTCCTTAATGCCGCCTTCCGTGATATGCTCGGCCAATAATGTTAGGTCTGGTGCCTGATAACTATCTGAGCTTAAATCAAAAACAAATTCTCTTATTTTGCGCTTTGCGCGCTGCACAAACAGAGTGGCATTACCAATGGTGATGGGTTGGATTTTTGCAGATCCGTAAGTACCTTGCTTTAGTATTTGTGTTGTTGTGGGCGTAAGTGGCCCCTCATTTGTAGATGTTACGGTAAACTCACCGCCAGATGTGCCAACTTGCAAGAAGCGACCTGGCTGCAAATAACGAATTTCATTTGCGCTATCAGACGCCAAAGTAAATGTCAGGCTTGAAGCATCCGCTGTGCCTGGCGTGAAATTTGTAAAATCACCTGACTTACTAAAAAATATTGTTCTGGGCTGTGTGGTGGTATTTGCAAAAATTAATCTCTGTTCATGCAGCGCGACTGTGGCAGGAAAGCCGGTTGTGTTTGAAAACGCGCCCAGTTGAAAGTTTTGATCTGCAATTAAAACACCGGTAATTGTATGTCCGCTTGCCGCTGCTTCATCAACCAGATCCGCGCCTGGGGCAAGCAAAATGGTTGTTGCCGTGACTTGCGCAATCAGAACATTTGATACATTATTGCTTGTTGATCCTGTAACACTAATCAGCATGCCAGCCTCAAAACCCGCATCAACAAAACCGCCAGCGGTATCCTCTAACCTATCATTATGCTCATTGCCTGTGGCGCTTGGATCTCCTTCATGAAAGCTAATTGTTGCGGCTGTATAGGCTGGTGTAAGTTCTGCAATCCCTGCTTCATTTTCTAAGACTTGAATAGTTGCAGATGTACTACTGGTGAATGCTGTAATTTTTGCAAAGCCGTGATGCAGTTTTACCAGGCGTCCAACATCGGTTGAAACAAAACCAGCAAATTCAGTACTCAGGTTGTTTACGGGGCTTGCTGAAAGTGTGACAGTGTTTCCTGTTCGATCACCAGCAGTTAATTTGGTTATCGTTGTGTTTGCATCAAGCATTGGGCCGCGAATAAAATTGATCTCTGCCACTGTCCAAGCTGTGTGTGATGTTCTGGTGATTTGCCTGGGCGCATGATTTGGATGCGCAACAAACAATAAATCATTGCTTTGCGTAAATTTTAAATCCGCGAGTTCCGTATGCAAATAAGGCGTTGTAACTTCTACTGGTGATCCACCCGATACAACAGTACCACCATCTTTATGAACGCGAAAATATTGATCGCCAAATTCAAGCACATAGGCTTGTTCCACGTTGAACTCAAACGGAATGAGCCGCACATTATGGGCGCTGTTTTTTACCTCTCGCACAAAAATAGAGCCAGGACGCCGAGCTGCCCCACCCTGGGGATGAATGGTCATGTTTTCTATTTTTTTGGCCGCTTGCGTGTATTTTTGCAAATCGACACGCCCATCTAGTTTTGGCGAGAACTCACCAGCGCTGAAGGTTGTGAATGCTGGGCTGACCTTAACCATTTAAAACCTTGAGCTTATAAATGTTTCTGCGCGCAAAGTTTGGCTGGCGCTTGGATCAGCTGAGTTAATTAAATTATCTTCCGTTGCATCAATGAATCTGGCTTCTTTGAGCTTTGCATCATATTTGGCATATAAAGAATTTGCGAGGCTGGTAGAGCCTACGAGCGGGTAAGCAATATCAGCCGCCAATGAGGCCGATATGGTTTCGGTTAAAAGCACATCATAAAGGCTGGTATCTGTGATGCGCCCTGTGTAAATCATTTTAATCTCGCTCTCACTGGTGAGAAGCTTGCGACCTTCAATTTTATAAATGATATCGGGATTATCTAGGCCCAGAACCCGCAAACAAAATGGATCTGTTGGCAGTGTAAATTGATGACTAAATTCAAAAGCCGGTGTGGCTGTATCTGGTGCCAGGCTTACGCGCTGCACCAAACAATTCCAGGGATGCGCGCGAAACACTGCGTCACGCACAACAGAATATCGATCATTAATAATCCGCGCAGCTTTGCTGTCCTCTGTTAAAGACAGGATTTGCGTTGCGCCGATTTGATGCAGAGCTGCATTTGCGATTGTGACTTCGCTCATGAGTGATCCCTAAGAAAGGGGGGTGGCATATTCCAATTTTTTTTTGAAATACGCCACCCCGATTGGTTTAGTTTTGCACCCAGAGCATCGTAACAGCGATTGTGCCGGTGCCAGCTGCACCGCCCATTGTTACCGTAACGACTTTCCCATCCTCATTGGCGTCCACTTCTTCACCATTTAGCAAAGCTAAAGTAGCGCATATGTCCACGATTTGTGCTGATGTTGAAGCGGCGGCAGCTTTATACGCAGCCGCAGAGGCAGAAACGTCTGTTCCCGCCGCTGTTTTATGCGCAGCAAAGCCGACCGATAAGGTTGTAGAGCTGCCCAAAGCATCATGTGCAAGTGAGCCTTGCAGGATGCGCGCGCCATTAGGCAGCGCAAACATTTCAATAACATCACCTGATGCTAATGAAGATGCTTCATAGGTTGCTCGAGCGACACGTATTTCACCGCCCAGTTCATTTGCTTTTACAAAATCAGCTGGATCGTTTTGTGTCAGTGAGGTGCGGAGATCAGAATAAACAGTTGCCATTTTTCATGCCCTCCTATGCCGATTCATCACAGATGATGGAAACTACCTTATCTTCTTCCATTCTGGTCGCACCAAAGCTTGCGCAATAATAGACCTGAGTAGAATAAGATTTGTCGGCGCGTTCATCTATGCGTGATTCTACGTCTTTACCCACAGCCAGCTTGATTCCGTCTTGAGCCCAAGCAAAGCAAGTCCGGTCATTACCAGATTTTGCCAGGCGATTAGACACATGAAACTGGAAGCCCAGAAATGTGTTGATCTCGCCTTGTACCAGCGCTTTGACCGTGTTGAAATCTGAGCTGGTGACTGTAGTTGTATTGAGCAGCGCTTCAATTTGATCTGGGCTAACCGCAATATGGCGCGGAATGCTTGGATCAACGGAATTACTGTCCAGGATTTTCTTGGCTTGTATAAGTTTAGCCAAGGTTAAATCAGCGCTACCACTTGCGATTTGCTGGGCAGATGGAAGCGTTGTGGATGTACCTCCAGATTTGCCGGTTTTAGATGTTCCAGTTGCGGCCTCAATAATGGCATCATCCATGGCCCGACCCATTGCAGCGGCAGCTGCCCTGGCATATGTCGAGGTTGGATCGATCAGCATACGAACCTTATCGGCATCATCTATCAGATCTGCCCATTCGTATGAATCCATTGTGACCATTCGTCTGGAATGTGGGGTATCGACCATCGGGGTATCCTGATGTCGAGAGGTGCGTTTCACAGCAGCTGCGGCACCGACTTGATCAAAAAAAGCTTTTTCGCCGGTCACCGATTCCTCTTCAACTCCACCCCGAAGGATAGAGCCTGTTTGCTGACTAAGCAGCTGAACATTTGCGGAAAACTGTTGTGAAAACGCTGTCGTAATTTGAGTACTCATTATGAGCCCCTTTCACTAAGCGTTTGATGTGACTCGCTACCCGACTGAATGTCGGACGAAAGATTTTTGATTTTTTGGGGGCGAGAAGCTTATCCCTGGTCGCTGTTCAATAGGTTGGGGCCTTGCGGCTTATCCGGTTGTATTGTTCAGCATTTCTTGAAGCCTCAGACGTTCCTGCACCAGATGTGCTTGTTGCGGATGGTTTCTTTGCATATAGGCAGGGTTGGCCATGATATCGGCCATCTGCGCTTCAATATCGGATGGCGTCATCTCATTACTCGACTTGACGCCTTCAAGAGTATCTTCGCCAATTTTTTTATTAATAAAGTTGGCTAAGTTGATGTTCATGCGAATAAAATCAGGATGATCGCCAAGCAATCGTCCATCTGCTAATCTTATTTCAGTCATTTCAGCATTGCCAAAATTCTTCACCATAGCATCTGCATTTGACAGATTATCATCGAGGGCCGCGCCATATTCGCGTGTGAGCTCTGTTTGCACTTCTGCTACCATGGCTTCATATTTGCCATCCTCGAGCTGCATGGATTGACCCATTGTGTCATTATACCAGTTTAACAGCTTTTGTGCCTGATCTGGTCGCAGCCCAACATCATGCGCGGCTTGTTTAAACCCGCCCAGCATGTCATCGCTTTGCTCAATGCCTTCTGGCATATTGTTTTGTAAATCATATCCTTCTGGACTATCCGGTCTGCCCAAGCGTCGATCCACCTCCGCCCAATCCTCTGGCGTGGCATATTTACCTGGAATGGCCAGTTTATCCGCGCCGATCATGCTCTGCGCATTCACATAGCTTTTTGCTAGGGCTCCAACATCCTGGATATGTTCTAGTGATCTATGACCCGCTATATCCTCGGGTATTTGTGAGCGCCAGTCTTGCTGGTCATCAGACGGTGCTACCTCGGTTGAGACATCCGCTACCTGTTCTTCACTCAATTTATAAGCTCCTTTTCCTTTTGCTCACGCAGCATTGATAGTAAAAACAAAACCACCGTGCGCTGCCCCTCACGGTAGGCTGTTTCATGTGGATCGGCTGAGAATGTTGAGCCATGAATATGAAATCTTGCGGCCAGGTCATTGAGAACTTTATGGCCATCCTCATTATTCAAAGCCACGTTATAAATGGTTCTTAGATCCTCTGGCGTCATGTTGGTTGCTGCGCTTGTATGGCTCTAAGCATTGGAGCTGCATTGCCAGCCGCTTCTGCCGTTTGCATGAGCTCTTGTTGCTCTGCCGCTGCCGCAGCTGCCTCAGCTTTTTGTTCTCTTATAATTGCCACTTGCTGCGCGCCGCGCACCGCTGTGGCCGGTACGCCCAAGATTTTAATTAAATGCTTGGCAATGCCATCTGCATCAATGTAATCCATAATTTCTGGCGCGAGCTGACTAAGGGGTGACATGAGCTCAAGCAGCCTGGTCATGTTTTGTATATCGCCCTGACGCTGCGCTTTGGCCAATGGGCTGACATATTCAATTTCTAAATCCTGATTGGCCATAAATTCTGGCGCGGGTGCAAAAGCCCTTTGCCGTGAAAGAATAGCATATACCCTTGTGATAAGAGGTTGCAGCAATTCTGCTTGAAGCCTTCCCAGCACTGGCCCAAGCAGCCGCATTTTTTCTTCTGTTCTTTGCACCACTTCGGTCGCAGTCATTTGCGGCCCCTGCCCCAGGATTAACTGATCAACATAAAAGGCAGATCGTATTGCTGTGCGGCGTTGCTCTTCCATATTCAGCCCAAGCGGATTATTCGCGCCAATATTAAGCGGTTCAATTCGATCACGGGTGCCAGAGCGATAATAATTCAAACCGCCTGGGACAGTTCGCACCGGCAATAGAAAACCGTCATCTGGTACAAGCAGGGGTGGATCTACCTGTTTTTGTGCGGCCCTTATGGTGGTTTCGCACATCTTATTGAGCATTTTTATATCAGCCAGCGCGGTCATTGAGGGCGAGCGACCATAGCCAATTTCAAAGCTGCTTTTTAAAAACCTGGGGCATGTATATGGGTTTTCATCAAAGCCCTTTTCGCTGAGAATAATCTTTTCTTCTGGCTCAATGTAAATTGAGGCAAAGGGTTTGTTTTCTGATGTAATTTTAAGCGGATCGCGCTCATCACGCTCAAACACCGCATGCACCAATGTGATTTGCGCATATGGATTACCTTGAGCCTTTTGAATAATTTTGCTGCTAAAATTCTCCTCACCAAAGCGTTTTTGCGCAGCCCTAAGCGGCATTTTAAATTCACGATAAATGGTATCCACGCGGCCCTTGTCATCCTCTGACAAGTAACATTCCTTAATATGCCTGGTTGAAAACCTGAGCTGTTGTTCATCATCCTTATCAATGAACATCACACCAGTGCCAAAGGTAATCAGATCATGATAAAGCTCATGGATTTGCTCTTGAAAGTTACTCCGGTTGAACGCCTTATACATAACGTCCTCAACCGATTGCAGCCACTCCATGGCCTCATCATCGCTATTGAGCTCTTCATCACGATATCTAAGCGAAAACCAAGAGGTTGCCGCAGATGTAAGCATACCATGAAGTGATGCACTAAGCAGCTCAGCTGCATGTATTGCCGTGCCATCAAAAACCAGCTCGCTGCGCTTATCACCGCCCGATCTTACCTTGGTTACATCGGCCTTTCTTGGCACAACATAATCGGCAACCTCCTGCCAATGGCTTTCCCAGGTCTGCCTTTGCGTTTTTAGCGACCCCAGCCGTGATAAGATCTTTGAGGCGAGCTTATGCACCATTACATCATACCATTCATTCTACGTCTGGTCTGACCAAGCAAAGACGCATATTGCAATGGCGCATCAGACATAACGCCCCTGGCCGTTGTTTGAATGCTTGGCTGTGAACTCTTACCACCTGTTTGTGCAGCCGTTGGTTTTGTTGGTGCTTGTACCGCCGGTGCGGGTGGCGGTGGTGGCGGTGGAGGGGGGCTAGAACGTCTGTTAAAAAATCCCATTACATCGCTACTCCTAATGGATTGTATTTGTTATCAGCTATTGGCGGTGGCCTCTTGCCATCAAACATGCGGCTTTCTTTCAAACCCACGGCCAAATACCGAAACGCATCTGCCGCATGGCTTGACCAATCATGAACAGGCGTATTCCTAAAACTGCGCATGCGCTCGTTATAAGCACGGTGATACTGCCTCAAAGCCTCCAAACCAGGCTTGCATAAATCCTTATCAAACCAACATCGAGGCAACATCATCTTGGCCGCATGTATGCCATCCTCAAGCGGCAGCTTTGGAAC